TCATTTTTCAACCTTGATTTCCACCCAGTCCGGCTCGCCGGGAATGCCGTATGCCAGCCAGCGGTTGCCGTCATACAGATACAGGTAGTCGGCGCCGAGGTCGCGTCTGCCGTTGCAGCGGTAGGCGTCGATGTCCCGGTAGTACCTCGCTATCCGCATGTCCTCTCCCCGGTCGCGGCGGTAGGCGACCGTGTCCGCAAGCGTGGTTCCGAGACTACTCAGATCGCCAAGGTCAAGGAGTCCCTTGACCAATTCCGGCGTTTTATACCAGCCGCCGAGGATTGCACCGACTCCGGCGACATATGCGTCATGATGCACATAGACGGCCTGGACGCTTCCGTCCGGCTGTCGCATCCCGATTGCTCCGCGCGTGCTCATCACTTTTCCTCCATGCTGTTCATGATATCGCGGAAGGCTTCGCGCCGGGCGAGGTATTCCCTGACCGTGGTCTCGATGCCGGCGATGCTCCGGCTGAAGCCGTAGTTGGCCACCGATTCGGGACTACCGATCCGTTCCAGAATCCATTCCGCATAGTGTTTCATCTGTTCAAGTTCCTGCGCGATTTTTCCGTCGAGCCGTTCGATTTCCCTGTTCAGGGCTTCCTTGGTGATTTCCATAACATCCTCCATTCAGGCGTTGCGTTTCGTCTTGAGTCCGGCGGCGAGGTCTTTCATGTATTCGTCCTCGTCGGTGTCCGCATCGAGGTTCAGGCTCATCTGCGCCTCCATCAGCAGTTGCCGCAGGTGGTTCATGTCACCGACATGCCCCCAGTGGACGCCCTCCATGCGGCTTTCATAACTGTGGTTCTCGATGGTGCATTTCAGCATTCCGAGGAGGTTTTTGCAGTCTTCGGCGCTGGCGTCGTAGGCGGTCCGGGCTTCGTTCTTCTTTATCATTTTCATGTCTCCGTTTCGGGGTTCCGGCGGTCGCCTCATGCTCCCGCCCGCTGATTCTTAATTAAGCGTGTAATAGGCTAATAGCCAACACGTTAAGTAATATATTGCAGATAAACATCTCAGTAAGAACGGCATGTGCCAGCTTAGCCGCCAAACGGGTTCCGGTTATTCCACGTTCACATACCGCATGATGCAGGCGAGCAATTCATCGTAGTTTCCGGCCATCGCCTCTTTCGTGAACCGTTCGATGAATCCGGCGTCGTATCCGGCGCGGCGGAGCGCCTGCCGGACTTTGCCCAGCAGGGCGAACGCATTGCCGTCGGTTCCGACGAGGCGCACGGTCACGTTTGTGACGGGGCATTTCTGTCCGTTCATTTGAGTCTCCCGTTTCCGCCCGGCCAGCCGACGCCGGGAAAGTTCCGGTCGCCGCGCCGCACGGCTTCCTGTTCGGCGTCCGCCGCTTTGCGGTAGTCGGGATGCCGGCGTTCCGCCTCTACGCATTCGGAGCAGAGGCAATCGGTGTTGAACCGGGACATCCGCCGCGGTTTTCCAGCTAGGGAGCAGTGGCATCTGTCACAAAATTTTGTGGTGAAGAAGTGGTCCGGCATTTTCAAATCCTTTCATCGGTGAGCGGTATGAAGGTGAATTTGGGTTCCGGCACATCCTTCGGAGCTACCCATTGGACAATCATGTCGAAGCTGGCTTTGTTCTCGTGAAGTTTTCCGAAGCGGTTGGCATTGCCGCCGAGGATGACGGCGTTTCCGGCGATGACCAGTTCTTCGTTGCCGAAGAAGGTGAATGCGCCAGTGACCGGCTTGAGCTTGCCCTCCTCGTCGCAGCACAAAATTATGCCTCTGTCCAGTTCGACGAGTTGGACGAGGTCGCATCCGATCAGGTCGTAGAGACCTTGCAGGGATTTGTTCGGATTCGGCACATCGACTTCCGTGATGGTGCGGTCGGCCGGGTTGATTTTGATTCCTCTCATATTCGGTCTCCGGTTGCGCCGGGGACTTGCGCCCCGGCTGGTTGTTGTGAATTTTTCCGTCCACATTTCTTAATTAAGCGCACCTTATGCCTTAATCCAGAATCACTTGCGAAGCACGCCAAAGATATGTCGAAATAAAAAACGCCCGGAGACGGGGCATTCCGCTCCGCCTTCGGGCATGTGGGTTATTTCGCTTCCGGTTCGTCCTTCGTCAGGGCTTCGACCACCTTGTCGGGATCGGCCCCGGCTTTCACCAGATCGGCGGCGGCTCCGTTGATCTGACGACCGATCTTCACCTTGAGCGTGCCGTCGGTCGTCACGGCGGTCGAGCCGGACTTCTCCGTGCCGGCGGCGCCGTCCGCGTCGGCCTTGCCGGTCATTTCGATTTCGACGTTGTCGCGGGTGACCGCCGACAGGATTTTCCCGTAGCGGAGATTGAGCGACAGCGTGTAGTTTTCGGGATTGATTCCGGCGTCGAAGCCGAGTCCGTCGCCGTACTGGATGGCGTTGTGCCCGCAGCCCGGGAGCAGACCGGCGGCGAGAACCGCCGCCCCGGCAAGAAACAGATTCTTCATGGTTTCACTTTCCTTTCGATTTGCGTTTTTTCCGGCAGACGGCGCATTCGCATGGCGAACACCACGCCGACCAGCCGAAGAGCTGGCAGAGGTTGCCGAAGCGCCGCGCCTGGTTCATGACGATGTAGCGCAGCGGATTCCACCAGCCATACTCGGCTTTGGCTACTCTGTATCCGTTGCCCTTGAAGCGATTGTTCGATTCGGCGAACTTCTCCTTCGAGCCGTCGGATTCGTGCCACTCGATGTCGTGGATGAAGGCCACGACCGCGAGGCTCGGATGGAGCGAACTGATGACGTCGCGGAGCCAGTCCGGGAACGAATCCGGGCCGATGCCGTTGTAGATGGAACAGAGTTCCTGCATCGTGTATTTGCCGATGATTTCACGGTTCTCCAGCTGAAACTCATCGGCGCGGCGCTTCAGCACCCTGATTTCCTTGAGACGGTTCATAAACCTCCTTCGGTTCGGGTTACGGCAGATACACCAGCCCTTCGACGGCGTATTTGTCAGTTGACGGCGTTCTTTCCTTCCATGCGGGATCGGGCGTGAATCCGGCCCCCATCAGGCAGCCGGTCATGAACGCCTTGCCGCTGATCGTTTCGGCAACGGTGAATTCGCTCTGGGCGACGATCTGTCCCTCCATGTCGAACACGTTCCGCCACAGCGGCCAGTGCGTCTGAAGCCAGACGGCCACGCTCCCGCGGGCGTTGGCGACGGCGTGGCTGTTGCCGCCGGGTAGGATGTTCCTCGTCATCTCGGCGAAGCTCATGTCGTCGCGCCCGCCCTTGTAGAGGCAGAACCCGTAGCCGGTCGCCTTGCCGGAGAGGTCGCCGATGAACGTGTAGGGTGTGATCCCCGGCACGGGTTCGTAGACCTTGAGCTCGTGTTCGGCGCGCGGCAGCCAGCTGTCGAGATGGTGGACCGGCGACACCTTGCCGAGCCCGGTGGTGATGCACCGGCCCATCGCGTTGCACCCGGCCACATTGTCCATCGCGACCAGCGCCGAGTCGCGGTACTTCGCGTCCCCGGTCAGAAGCCAGGCGTAGACGAACGCCTTGCCCCGCCGCTCGGGATGTCCGACGCCCCAGGCGAGGAAGTTGTAGAACGCGTGGTCCGGCGGCCACGTCATTTCGTAATACGTCTGTAGCTCCTGATACGACCGCCACTGGTCGGCCTTGCCCAGGATGAACGACTTCATCCGCGCGGCGTATTCCGGGAAGTGGGTGTCGAGGTCGAACAGCAGCTCCGAGGCGCAGTGCTGGACGAAGTCGTTCTCGTCGTTCCGGAGCCATGTGTAATGCGCCTCGAAGTTCTCCGGCGTGATCTCTTTTGCGAACCTCGGCTCTCCGGTCAGGACGAAGAGCGCGGCGGCGGCCGGAACGACCAGCCGCTTCGCCGGACCGTCCGGCTCCGCGTAGGAGAAGTCGAACTCGGCGCTGGCGCTGTTCTTCTGCGTGAACGCGAGCGTCGCCGCGTTGGCCGGATCGATCCCGAAGTTGAACGCCCGAATCGCGGACTCCGTGTAGACGTCGGCCTTGGACAGCGCCGCCGGAGTTCCGGCGATCCGCAAGGCGCGGGCGAACTTCGCGGCGCACTGGGCGTATTCGAGGGAATCCTTCCGGTTGGCGAGGCCGATGTAATACTTCTTGCCGGAACGCCACGGCCAGTCGGATTCATGACCGTTGGCCTCGATCCACGCGGCCACGCCGCCGTCTTCATGCTGTCCCCGCCGCCACACGTCCAGCCCCCATTCGGCTTCGGACAGGATGTCGGGAATCCCGTTGCCGCTCTCCGGCAGGTCGAGCTGGCCGTCGGTGAAGTTCTGGGGAAACCGCAGATACGCCTCCACGAGGTCGCGGACGCAGAGGAAGTGGTACGGCCTGCGGTCGAAGTCCGCCGCGTCGTACCAGCCGCCCCGGAGGTCGCGGAACAGCCGCCCGGTGGCGTTGTTCGGGATCATCGAGAAATGCTTGTTCGAAAAAAGCGTCGGATAGGTCACGCCGTCCGGGGTGGCGCAGAGGTCGTAGGTGGTGTCGTCGCAGATGAACTTCGACTCCCACGTCCAGTAATGCGCCGCTTTCGGATACTCCCAGTTCGTGTGCGGCTTCACCACGCCGGAACAGCCGGAACGATGGTGGAACAGCCCCCGGCAGTGCGTCCAGAACGCCTTGCCGAGCGCGGCCTGTCCGATCCTGAACTTGTGGCTGTAGCCAACGCCGGGGATGTGGATCTGATATTCCCCTTCCGTCTGAAGAGAGGAGAAATCGCAGACATAGGTTTCCTCGCCGGTCAGGAGATAGGTCACGTCGTTTTTCGTGTGCGTCGACGCGGTCTCGCGTTTGGTCATGATCCCGGTGAACGCCGGAACAGCCGAGCTGGTTGGAACCACGTGGAACGTCAGATCGGACAGCGAATGCCGGTACGCGCCGCCGGTTCCGAGCCACAGCCCGAAATACGCGTATTTGCGCCCGGCGTCCGGCAGATAGCCCTCCTGGTTCACTTTGATGCTGGATGCGTAACGGTCGCGGTTGTAAGTGAACTCGACAGTGTTTCCGTTCCACGCGACGGTGTGCGCGGTTCCCTCCGCCATCGCCTCGGGAAGCCGCAGATAGCCGAAGTGGACGATGTCGGCGCAGTCCAATTCCACATAGTCTGCGCCATCGAGGAAGTCGTCGAATCGCATGGTTCCGGTCGAGTTCTGCCAGCGGCCGATCAATTCGACCGGATTCCCGTCGCACGACCAGTTCGCAGCGTCGTCCATCGCATCGACGATCCGCGGCTGGTAGTCGTTGTACAGCTCCCACATGCCGTACATGTAGTGGAAGCGCCGCAGATAATCGGCGATGAAGCCGTTGCGGTAGTTGAATTCGGTCGCGTCGAGGTTCGGATACTCCGTTTTCAGCCGGTCGAGGAAGAACTCCCGGAACACGCCGCCAACGGCGACGGTCCGGTCGTCGATCAGGAACGCCTTGAGGCAACAGGCCAGCGGAACGGCTGCCAGATCCTCCGGCTTGCCGAGCCGTTTGCGCCCGTCGCGCCCGATCTTCTGGACCCGTCCGCCCTCGGTTCCGGTCGGGTTGTCGTTGAGGAACTGGAGGCCGATCAGCGCGCATTCGCTGCGGATCTCCGCGAGGGAAAGCTCCTTTTCGAAGAGCTTGATTTCGTCGACGGCGTCGGGATACGTTCCGTCCTGCTCCTGGGCGTTTTCCATTTTCAACGAGAAATAACCGCGTCCCGGCGGATCGGTTTCCGTCGGGCGCATGACCACGAGCAGTTCGCCTTTCAGGATGCCGTCAATGTAGAACCTGGCCAGCCGGACGCCGTAGGTGAAATAGTCGATGTACTGTGTCGAGGCGCAGGTGCGCGAATATTCCACGTCCGGCGAGGTGTAGGTGAACGTGCCGTACTGGTTGCTCTCGAAATCGACCGTGAAGTTCTCATGCGTCCGGGGATCGATCGGACGGGACAGCGTGAGCGTGAGATGGTGCCACTTGCCGGATTCCATCCTGTCGGCGGTCGTCGTGGCCGGAACCGGCTGGCCGTGTCCCGCCGGAAGCATGCAGCCCGGCTGGCGGTACGACCAGCGGATTCCCAGATGGTGTCCGTCGAAGGCGTTGGAATCGGACGGGTCGATCAGGCCGAACTCGCCGCCACGCGCGAATTTGCCAAAGCCGCAGACGCTCAGCCCGTTGTCGCCGTATTCGGGCGTAAGATTGGCGGAAAAGAGATTCGGATTCTCCCCCTCCGCGACATAGGAGGCCTGAAACGCCTTCTTCGTCACGCCGTCGATGAAGACCGGCGCCGCCGTGGCGTTCTCCTGAACCAGCGCCGTTCCCCCGGCCTTGTCGGCGAAATCGCTTTCGTCGAAGCTCCACCAGTGCGTCGGCGCGAGTTTCGACTCGGAAAACTTGACGCTCCAGAAACTCAGAATGACCGGTTCCGCTTCGCCATACTCCGGCCTTACCGTGATCCGGTGGAGATGGTATCCGACGGTTTCCGGCTTGGGAACCTCGAAGGCCAGCGTCGCCGGGCCGTAGTGAACCGCGCCCGCCTCCGCGCCGAGGTCGAAGTTTTCCGCCGAGAGCTTCCAGCCGGAGTTCGCCGGGTGCGGCGTGACGGTCACTTCCAGCGGAACGTAGTCGTCCGCCTCCGGGTTGACCACCGGATGGCCGTAGACCGCGCCGTCCTCCTCCGGGTTGACCACCGGATGGCCGTAGACCGCGCCGTCCTCGAGTTTGAAGTTGGCAGAAGCGTCGTAATTCGATTCCATGCGCAGATGCGTGGCGGGTTCGGGCCAGACCGGTTTTTCGCCGTCCGCCGCCGTCCAGGTCAGAATCTTTTCAACCGGCAGATCCGCGCCGGAACCGGAGAGGAACACCTTCGAAAGAAGCGTCCCCCGGCGTTTGTCAAGATGATGCAGCATTGCCGTCCTCCGTGAAAATGAAATATTCCGCGTCTCCCGACGCCGAGCGTTTGTCCCCGGCGAAAAAGAGCAGCATGGCGTGCCGCCGGGCGGGATTCGCGTTGCGGAATCCCGCGACCGTGCCGGTTGGAACGGGTGAACCGCCGACCGAAATCGTATTGTCCGTTCGTGAAACGGAGACGCCGTTCCCGGACGCGAGCGTCACGTTCCCGGTCAGCCGGAACTCCCCGGCGTTGATCGCGGGAAGCGCGATGTGGGTGTGGTTCAAGGCGGGCTTCTCCGCGAGCTCCCTGGAAAGTCCGTGTACGTCCCCGATGGCGTGGAGATGCTCCCTCGGGGCGATGCCGAGTCCGACTGCGGTCAGCGTGAACGCGAAGTTCCGGTCCGGATACAGGCCGTTGATGGTGTAAAGCTGTGCCATGTTTTCGCCTCACTCGTGAAGAAACACGACATAGCGGACGCCGGATTCCTTCGCGAAGGCGTCCCATTCCGCCCGCGTCCCGGAAAACACCTTCAACAGTTCCGGGTTCGCGGCGTTGGCGTCGGCGACCGACTCCGTCGAGTCCTCCGCGAACGGCTCCGTCATCAGGGTGACGACCTGTCCCGAAACCGAAATCAGCATGTTGTCGGACGGTTCCAGCGTCAGTTCGCCCGAGACGGTTTCGCCCCCGACGACCACGCCCGACACCAGCTCGTGCGTGTGGACGGCGTCGGCCTTGCCGTCAAGCTCCGCCTGAAGGTTCTCCACGGCGGAGATGTTGTGGTTGTGGCTGCTTTCCGCCGCGCCGATGCTCTCGGCGGTCACCTCGAAGTTGCCGCTCTCATCGGGCTGTTCTCCGTTGATCGTGTAGTCGACAGCCTCGGCGGCGGAATTGGCTCCGTCGGATTCCCGGAGCTTTCCGAGAACCGGATCGTATTTTGTATCCATTTATACCTCCAGTGTCCGGTTGATCGGGACGTAGACGAGGGTTTCGCGGTCGGCCCACGCCCCGTAGGCCCACTCGACGACGGTTTCGGCGGCGGTCTTGGTGACGCGGTGGACCGGGCGGAGCGGCGCGTCGTCGAAACAGATGTAGGTCACTCCCTCCGTCTCGGCCACCCGGTAGGGCTGAAGCATGCGGCGGTGGAAATATTCGCTCGTAGCCTCGAAGCCGTATTGGTCAATCTGCATGGTTTTTCTCCTGGATTTTTCTGATTTGGCCGATCACCATTTTGGGAGTGATCGCCTTCGTGCATTCGAACTTGTCGCGGGCCTCATTTTTCCGGGGACACCACAGGAAGTCGAAGTGGTTGAAGTCGCAGCGCGTGTCGTTCCAGCAGCCGTGGCAGACGGTCGCGTTCTGGACGCGGTACGGCGTTTCAAACTCGTTCACCGGGTCGGTGAAGCCCGAAATCAGGATCACCGGAACCCGGCAGCACCACGCCAGCCACGACAGGCCGGACGAGAGGCCGATGAACAAGTCACACCCCTTGATGAGGTCGATGCGCTTCTGCAATGGCAAATCGCCGGTGAAATCCTCCGCGCCGTAGGGGATGTGGTTCCACGTATAGTCCGTGCCGTATTCGGTCATGCGGTCGACGCAGAGCACCCGGTAGCCCTGCGATTTCAGGTAGGCGACAACCTCACGCCAGCCGGAAGGGCTGTTCCAGTATTTGCACTGGGAACTCGCCTGCGCCGCGATCACGGCATATTTCTCCTTGATCCGTCGTTTCGCCGAGAGATCGACGAGGGGCGGCATGTCGGAGAGGTCGTCCAGTCCGAGAATATGACCCGCCGTCCGGTGCAACCCAGCCTGCCGGAAGTCGAACGGCTGGCAGTTCGTGTCGCCGTTGAAGAACAGCCCGAGATTGTAGGTCGCATACGGTTTCAGCTTTGCCGCCACTTCCTTCGTGACGAACGCGATGTCCGGATACTGCGCCCGGAAGAGGTCGGCGATCTCGGGGGCCATCGAGCAGGACAGCTTGCAGTCGTGTTTTTTCTGAAACCGTTCGACGAACGAAAACCAGGCGATGGTGTCGCCCAATGCCCCGACCGGGAGCTGGATCAGCACCTCCTTGCCGGAGAGATCGAGATCGTGTTTGAAAACCGGCTCCTTGAGATCGTCCTTCCGGTAGATTTCGAGTCCGAAGCGGATGAAGAATTTCTTCACGCTCTCGACCGTGCAGCCGGGCTTCACGTCCATGGAGTACAACAGGCAGTCGGTGTCGAGATCCCTGAAAACACAGCGGTACTCGCCCGTTTCCGGGAAACGGGCGCGGAGTCCATGGTTGAAGTCGAAGCGGATGCCTTCGACCGCCTCCATCACCGGAACCTCCGGCGGGAGCGCGAAAGTCGGCTCCTTCGGCGGTTCGGTCGGAGCCGGAAGCGGGGCGTCCGCCACCGGCTCGCATTTGATACTGAAATCAGACATATTCGATATATCCTCCTGTTTCAACAGTGATATTCGCTCCGGCGGAGCTGGTCACGGCGAAGGCGCTGGCTCCGCTGTAAACCTGGAACGACCCGCCCGAGTCGACCGTCACATTCGAGGCGGTGCAGTAGCGGGAGAGTAGAAATTTTCCGCCCGTCGCGACGGAAACCGAGGCGACCTCGCTTGCCTCGTAAACGCCGAGCCAGCCGCCTTCCGAGACGTTGATTCCGCCGTAGGAGCAGTTCTGCGAAACGTGGAGACTGCCGCCGCCCAGCACCGTCGCGTCCGAAGCGGAACAGGCGTAGCGGACGTACTGCCACGCCCCAGAATTCACGGTGGTGTTGAGTGCCGAACAGCCGTTGGACAGCATCTGCCAGCCGGAAATGTCCGTCGAGGTCACCGCCCCGCCGAAGCTCACGAACTGCGAACCGCCCGGACGGATTTCGGTGCTGACCGCCCGTCCATAGTTCGATACATACAGGTAAGCCCCTGAATCGACCGTGGTCCGGACCGCCGTACCGAAATATTCCGCGAACATGCTCCCGCCGCTCGAAATCACGGTGTCGAGGGATTGTCCGCCGGAAAGAACGCGCTGATAGCCGCCCTGGAATATCGTGTTGAACCGGGCGACCGCGCCGAAGCTGACGAACTGCGATCCGCCGCTCGACATGACCGTGCTGACCGCGCTCGCGTAGTAGTAGAGCTGCTGGTCCTGTCCGCCCGCCAGCACATAGTTGCAGGCCGTGCCGTTTTCGGTGTGGAACGAGCCGTACTGGTTCGTCCCGGTGACCGAGGTCTCCCCGTCGTGTCCCCACACGCCGTGGGCGATTCTGCCGCCGGAGGAGACCGTCGCGTCGAAGCATTTCCCGCCGGACGAAACGCCGAGGAATCCGCCGCTCATGACGGTAACGCGGCTGAACACGTTGCTGTTCTGACACCATACGCTCGCGTTGGAGCCGACGACGGCGTTCAGGACGGCGACGCCCGGCGAGTTGCCGGGCGTGAAGTTCGCCCCGGAGGACACCGTGATCCCGTCGAACGTGATGTTCGAACCCTGTCCGTAGAGGCTTCCGCCCTGGGAGACGTGGAACCCGCAAATGCTTGTGTTCGACGAGACATACGCCCGTCCATAGGAGTGGATGTTGCCGCCGCTTGCCGACCCGCCCGGACTCACATATAACATTCCGCTGGAATTGAGTTCGGTGTCGATGACGCCGCCGCCGGAGCTTACCTGGACGTTGCCGCCGCTGTTGACGACGGTGGCGGACGCCGTGCCGCCGTCCCGGACGAAGACGCTCGCTCCGTAGTTGACGGTGGTGTAGAGCGCCAGCCCGGCGCTGGACACCTCCAGCCGGCTGACCGCGCTGGAGACGAGGTAACGGTTCCGGATCGTCATCGCGCTCTGGTTGCAGCCGCCGTTCCGCAAGAACGTGAACACGCCCCGCGTTCCGTATTTCGCGGCGTTGGGATCGATCATCATCGCTCCGGCAGCCACCTTATTATATTGATAAGGGATCAGCATGGTTACGCCTCATACGAATAGGCGTAGTTCGCTTGGTAGCGGACATTGTTCACCGCGCCGGATTTGTAAAGGGCGCGAATCACAAACACATGATAGGTGGCGTTGCCGTTCACCAACTCCAGCGTCTCCGGGATGTTGACGCCCACCATGGAGCAGTTGACGCTCCCGACCGAAACGCCGGTCACTTGCGCCGAACAAAGTACGTGGTATTCCCACGTCAGCAGAATCCCGTCGGGAACGGAATAAGCCGAACCGCCGTTTTCCGTCTGGATTGCGGTGAATTCCAGCTCAATCGTGCCGCTGGAATTGGAGGAGGTGTTCCGCAGAACCGGGCTGTCCAGATACAGCGTTTTCGGGTTGGACGCCGAGTACACTTTCTGGTATCCCGGGTTGGAGATGTCGCTCATCGTATGTTCGTGTGCCGCCGGAGCGAACGTCTCCGGCTTTCCGGTCACGCCGTTCCATGGAACCGCGTCGGCGTTGGCGGCGTGGTCGGCCTCGTCGGCGGAGTTTACTTTCCCGTCATCGTTGGTGTCATAGACGCTCTTGACCATATCGCCAACGCCCGTGCCATCGTCGCCGATATATTTCACCCAGACGGCATCCGCAAAATCTTCTGCCATCGGAATCGGAATTTCGGTATCGGAATGAATCTCCGCGCGGAACTTCAGTCCGTTCGTCGGCATGAGCGAAAAATTTGTGCCTGTCGAATCCGAAGCGTATGCGACATAGCAGAACGAATCCGTGCCGGGACTGCCTTGCGGTCCGGCCACCAGCCCGATGGCCTCGCTCCATACCGCGTCGACGCTGTTGGCGGAACGCACACGGATGAACCGGTCGGCGGCAGTCTGGGCGTCGTGCCACAGTGTCGCTCCGTCGACCGAATACCGGACGGCGATTCCAGCCGCGATCAGCGCGTTGACCTGCGCCGCCGTCAGGTAGTCGGGATCGACCGGCGTTGGATTCCCGATGGAGGTGATCCTGTTCCGCACGGTGAAGTTCTCGACCTGCAGGATAAAAATCTGGCCGCCGTCGACGTCGAATCCGACCAGCTCCCCGGCGAGGCCGGACTTGCTTTTCTCGGTTCCAAGCCACGCCGCCAGCTCCGCCGTGTTCATCCCGGAGATCGGAATCGTGATTTCGGTGTAGCTGATTTCCTCTCCGTCGATGCTTTCGGTGACGGACGCGACCGCGATGTCACCGTTGTCACCGACGAGTTTGTATGCGGTGGACTCGTTGAAATCATTGTCCATCGCCCATTGCCAGGAGACGATGTTGGCGAACGCGGACACCGGATAGGCGTCTGTACCGTCGCGGCTGGCGAAAAGCCGCATCTTGAGACAGGCCGCGACGCCGCGCACCAGCGTGGGCGGAGTGACGGTCTTGGCGTTGGCATAGTCCTTGACCACGCCGAGCGTCTCGTTCGCCGCGACATAAAAAGTGGTATTCTGCATGGCTTATTCCTGTTGGTTTTGAAGTTGCGCGAGGTGCTCGACGGCGTCGGGATGATCGGCGTTGAAAGCCTCCCTGACTGCCGCCAGTAAGTCGTCCCATTCGGTCGTGACCGCAGCGTCCCGGTTCTCCTCGATCATGATCGCAAGATCGCGAGCCATAACGGCGGCGTTCCGGTGGTCGTACATCAGGTGGTCGGCGGCAAGTCGGAGCTGGCCGGAAATAACATCCCGGTTGTCATCGGTATAAGTGAATTCGTTGAATAGGTTCCATGCCTTGACGATATGCTTTTTCGCGCAAGTCGAACACTGGTCGAACGGCGAAGTCCGGGTGACGGACACGCCCGATTTACCATGGCAGGCGCACGACATCATTCAAACTCCGCGTTGATGGGAGCCGAACAGGCCGGTTCCTCGGATTCGGAAATGAACTGTTCCGCGTTCAAATCGACCAGCCGAATATCCTCCGCCTTGACGATCCGGCGCTCCTCGAATTCCGCCTCGCGTTTCGCGTAATAACAGTCGCCGCCGTAGAACGCGCATTTATATGCGGGAACGCCGTCCGCGATGACATTCTTCAGAATCTTCATGCCCGGTTGATACGCCAACGAGAAAATACTTCCGTCTGCGTATTGCCCCGAAATAAGCAAGCGGTTCGGCTGGAACGGATCGTAGGAAACGCGGTAGAGGAATTCGACGCCGTGAAGCGCCAGAGTAACCGTCCGCCCCGGTTCGACAATCACAATCGGTCCGCGCCGTCCGGCGTAAACCACATGGTCTTTGCGGACAAATCCCACATCGGCGAACTGCTGCGCCATCGGTTCGGTGTTGATTCCGTACATCCGGTAGAGCCGGAATCGGCGATCCCCTTGCCAGCCTCCGGCGATAAAGGAAATCTTCCAGACACCGTCCTCAAATTCAGCGGTCGGACCGCATTCGGTCGCGTCCGCCGGAAGCCCGGTTTTCAGCCGTTTCCATTTTTGCCCGGTGAAGTGATACAGTTTCCACAAGCCGTTGTTCTGAATACAGCAGAATTGCTTCGGGTTGCCGTTTTCATCGGGACAGGCGAACGGCATGTGGGTATATCGTGAATCGTTGAAAGTGAACATGTTTTCTCCATAAGATATTATCCGTTCGGGCAAGGCCATTCGATGGTTCCATCGTCGCGGACGCATCCCTGTTGCAGTTCCATGTAGCCGTTGTAGGAATAGCCGGAGACGAATTCGTCGGGCAGTCCGGTCAGCTTGCCGTTTCCGTCGATGGTTCCGCTGTAATACAGGGTTCCGCTGCAGGAGGCGTCGGAATCGTTGTGGTGCGCTTCTCCCACGTCCCGGACGCGCCAGCGGTGTCCGGGCAGACCTACTTTGTCGCCCTGGTACGGACGCAGGTTCCACGTCTGCGTTCCGTTGCTCCGGTTGGTGATCTTGCTTGCGATGACGCGCGGTTTGCAGCAGGGACAGACCCAGCAGGCGATGAGCCGTCCGTTCTTCTTTTTGCGGATGAGTTTCTTCGTCTCCCGGTCTTTCCAGAGTTTTCCCGATTCCATGCCGCCTCCTCAATTCGTGGTTGAGCAGAGGTCGGCGACCATGAAGATCGCGACCGGAACCCGGAATGAACAGAAAGTCACGGATTCGCCGGAAGTTTTGCAGCTTCCGACCGCGAACGCATACTGTCCCGGCGTGGCGATTTTCACCTCCGGCTCCGACCAGCTCCCCTCGCTGTCGAGGGAGGTACAGACGCAGACCGTTCCGGTAGAGGGAGCGAGTTCGGCGGCGGGAACGTTCTTCCATTCGCCGTTGCGGTTCAGGTAACCGGCGGCGACCTTCAGCGTCTTCGATTCCGCGTCATACGAGAGGGAGAACGGCCCGTCGTACAAGTCCTGTGTGCTTGCTCCGAGGTTGACGACGGCTCTCCCGCCGCCGGCGAACAGCACGGGAGAACCGGATGCTCCGCGGATGAAGGTCGATGGGCTTGACGCGCTTGGAGAAGCGTAATCCCCGGTTCCGGATATGTTTACAGTCGCCGGACCGGAAATGACGCAGTCCCCCATCTGGTTCGCCGCCAGTTTCAGTACTACGACTCCCCACGGCTTCGCGGCGTCTTTCAGCGGTTCGACCGGAACGGCGTCGCCGCAGAGCGCGGCGTCGGATTTGAAGTTCACCGCGCATCCCGCCGGGATTTCGCCGGAGGACGCGTTGTAGACCTGAATTCTGACCACGCCCGAATTGGCGGCGGCGTGTCCGCCGTTCTGAAAACCGTTGAGGGAATTCACCATATGGCGGACGTTGTTGGAAAGCAATGCGCTCGGCGTGAAGTTCTGACCTTTGGTAACATCCGGGAAAAAAGCCATGTTTACCTCACAATCCCAGCGCGGAAAAGCTGGCGTACTCGCAGACCTGGTCGACGTAGACGGCCTCGACTTCTGCTTTCGGGACACCGCTCTCGGCGCTCGTCTTGCTCAACGCCCAGACGTATTCGAACCCCTTTTTGCTGACGCTCTTGCCGCCCACGTTCGCGCCCGACTCGTTCGGCTGGATCGCGAAGTTGAAGGTCACGGTGACTTTCGTGGAACTTTTCGCCGGCGAACTGTAGCTCATGCCGAGAAACATCACTTCGCCCGCCGACCAGCCCTTGAAACCGCCGGAGTTGACTTTCCCCACCAGTCCCGCCACGTTCCGCTTGAAGCCGGTGGTGATGCGGGAGAGCCGCATGACGCGGGTGTAGGTTTCGCGGAGCTGGGCGGTCGGGATGTCCACGCCGGTGATCTCCATCTCCGAGCCGGACTTGCCGTTCCAGCCTATCGCGCCCCCGGCATCCTTCGTGCCGAACGCCCTGGTCTGCTTCAGGCTGTGCGTCATGCGCTTCGACCCGCCGCCGCAGTCGAAACTGACCGTGGCCTCGGGATCGTCGTCATCATCGTCATCGCCTGATGTCGTCTCTTTCTTGTAGATGGCGTTCACCTTGTAGGTGGCGTCGTTTTCACGGGAATCGATCTCCACCGATTCCAGCGGCAGGACGCCATAGGAGGACGGCGCCGCCGCGAGAACCGCGGTCAACGCCGCGTCCTCGTCCGCCGCCTCGAACACCACATAGGGGATTTCCGCCGAAGTGAAAACGCCCCTCGCGTTCATCGCCTTGGTGTGGGCGCTGTAACTCTGTTCGACTCTTGCCATGTCAGTCTCCGTATGTCGTTGAAGAGGAAGCCGTGGAAGACTCCAGCTTCTTCAGGTGCTTGTTGGTTTCCTTCTGTTGGCGCGCGGATTCCTCCGTCGCTTTCGCCGTGCGCTCCTGCGCGTTGTTCGCGCCGAGCATGTCGCCCAGCTCCTCCGCGCTCCAGCTGCCCATCGCCTTGTCGCCGGTGACGCCGACCCTGGTCTCGGCCTCCTTCGTGCCTTCGGCGGCGGCCTCGGTCTTCTTTTTCGCCTCCTTGACCTGGGCGGCTTTTTCGGCGGCGCGTTTCTTCACCTCGGCCATGGCCGACTGCCACTGGCCTTTCGCCGCCTCGATTTCCGCCGCCGCCCCGGAAAGGGCGTCGTTGTATTTCTGCCGGTTTTCGTTGATCTCCTGGTTCATCGCGTCGTCGATGGCCTGATTGGAGGAGTCCCATTCCTTGCCCAGCGCCTCGCGCTCCCCGGCGCGGCGGTTCACCTCGTCGGCGGAACGCTGTTCCCGCGCCTGTTTGTTCTCCGCTATTTCAGCGTCGACCCGGGCGATTTCGGCGTCCACGTCCACATCGGAGTCAAAGAAGCCTTTGAACTCGATCCACTTCTTCTTGAGGTAGCCGACGGTCGACTCGAACGAACCGATCACGCCGTCCCAGATGAAGCTCCACGCGTCGGCGATGGCGTCGCCGATCTGCTTGAGTCCCATGAGAAGTCCGTACCAGAGGTTGTTGCCGAGTTTCAGGATCGAATAGACGGCGACCGTCCACGAGTCGGCGAAGAAGTTCTTGAGTTCGAGCCACGCCTTTTCCAAGGGGAAAAGGCCGGTCAGCCAGACGACCTTCAGCGCCGCGAGGCCCACCTTCGCCGCCCCGGCGAGATCGCCGGACGCGAGGGCGATTTTGATGGTTTCCCATGTCTTGCCGACCACTTCCCCGATGGCCTTGAACGCCGTGCCGAAATCGGAAGCCAGTCCCTTGACCGCGCCGGCGCAGATGTCCCACGCCCCGGTGAGTTTCCACACCACCGCGACCAGCACGGCCAACGCCGCCCCGATCAGAACCGCCGGAGACGAAATCGCCGCCCAGGTGGCGAGCGCCACCACCTTCACGCCGATGAGGACGGTCTTGAGCAGCGCGAACGCCGCCATGAGTCCCTTGACCGCCGCAATCGGAGCCAGCACGACCACTTTCAGGATCGAAAAGATTGTGCAGAGTCCGCCGACCGCAAGCGCCATGGTTTTGAACGCCACTCCGGCAACAACCAGCGCCGCACCCAATGCCGCGACTCCGGCGATGACTTTCACCGCCATGATCACGACTTCCTTGTGCTTGGCGATCCACTCCGCCATGCGGTTGAGCATCTGCGAAATCTTGTCCATATAGGGCGCGATGGCGTCGCTGATGATCCGGCCTATGGCGATCTGCACCCCTTCGACGGCGGACATGAATCTGCGGAACGCTCCGCCGATGCCTGAATCCATTTCCTTGGCGGTCTGCGCCGCCACGCCGTTGACGCTCTTCAATTTCTTGATGAATTCGTCCAGCTGTTGGATGTTGCCGCCGAGCTGAAGCCCTGCGAGGGAGCCGCGCAAGTCGAAAATCTCCTCCGCGAATCCGAGACGTTTGGCGGTCGGCATCGTCGCCATCGCCTTGCCGATGTCGGTCATGATCTCCGGCATGGAACGCAGATTCCCGTTCGCATCGACGGTGGCGATGCCGATGGCTTTGAGTTTGTCCTGAATGTCGGTCTTGGCAAACTGCGAATAGGATTTTCGCAGGGCCGTTCCCGCGAGGGAGCCCTTGATGCCCATGTTGGCGAGGACGCCCAGCGCGGCGGAGACGTTGACGATGTTGTCCTTCGCGGCGGCGGCCTGCGGACCGGCCATCTTCAAGCCTTCGGCAAGGTCGGTCAGCGTCTGCGCCGAACCGTTGGCGGTCGCCGTCAGGATGTCGGAAACGTCCGCCATTTTGGAACTCTCGATGCCGAATACGCGCATGTTGTTGGCGGCGGTCTCGGCGGCTTCGCCAAGCTCTGTTCCGGTCGCGCGGGAGAGGTTCAGGACGGCGGGAATCGCGGCTTCGATCTCTTTGGCGTTGAACCCCATGCGCCCCATGGCCGTCATGCCGTCGGCGACCTGTTTGGCCGTGAACGAGGTTTCGCGTCCCAGCTTCTCCGCAACCCCGGTGAGCCGCTGGAATTCCTTTTCAGTCGCGCCGGTGACCGCCTTGACCATCCGCATCTGGTCGTCGAAGTCCGAGAACGTCTTGGTGGCGAACGCGAACGGAGCCGCCGCGACGGCCGCAGCCGTCACCATGCCTTTTCCCGCCGTGGTGAGCGACGTGCCGAAATTCTTCAGTTTCGCCTGGGCCGACTTGAGGCCGCGCTCCAGCTTGGTCTGGTCGAGCATGATTTCGACAAACGCCCGACCGGCCTTCACATTACCGCTTGCACCCGCCATCGGTCATCACCATCCTTTTCGGGTCGGGAAGCATCCCCCTGAGCTGCGCCATGGTGATTTTCATCACCGGCTTCGCCTTTTGTGAATACGGGTTGAAATCCGCCGGTTTGACGGGCTTGCTCTTCTTCGGATCGCGGAGGATGTTGGCGACCAGCGCCATGAGGCAGGAGGTTTGTCCCCATTCCATTTTCCCGCGTCCCTCGGCCATGTTCACGAGTTCGCGCAGGGTGAACGGGTCGGGATTCACTCCGCAGATTCCGGCGCATTCGCAGACAAGCCGGTCAACCGTTCCAGCTCGGACACCAGACGGTCTTCGAACTTGCCGTCCGACAGAAGGTCGTTCATCTTCTTCCGGGCAATCTCCTCGAAACGTCTGGTCGCCGACAGAATCTTTTTGAACGCCAGCCGTTTCGCCTCGGGGAAAAAATCGATGATCTCGTCCAGAAGCGCCGAAGTCGCGTGGTCGATGGCGTCCCCGGCCATCGCCGCCCCGAACTCCCCGTCCGTCACATTCCTGGAATCGCACTCCGGCTTGCAGACGGCGTAGAGCACGTCCACCAGAAGAACCGGATCGGTCGAGAGCCGCTCCAGCAGCTTGGCGCTCGGCTGGTTCTTCGCGTCCAGCTCGATGATGGAATTCAAATCCACGTCGCAGAGCGCCCGGACGCGCTTGATCGCGGCGACGTTCACCGCAAGCGTCCACAAACGCCCGGCGTTGTCGGTAAAACTTTTCATGCGGCATATATCCTTATATTGAGAGAGTTGGAAAAACGACCATTCAACCCATGACAAATCGTCACGGATTGAAACAAAACAAACCATTACGTCCATGCCGGAGCGCGGGTCGAAGCGGTCGGCTTCGCGGTGACGGACACCGTGACCGCCTCTTCGAGATTCTGCTCCATGCTGAATCCCGTGATCGACCAGTCGGCGTCGAGTCCGCTGCCGTTGCCGTCCGTCACGAACAGCGCAATCGGGGTGTTGCCGAAATACGCCGCCCGGAAGGCGGTGAAGTCCGCGTCCTCGGTGTCGTAAAGGATGCCGAACTCCAACGATGCTTCTTTCAGCGTCGCCACGGACGCTTTCCAGCCTTGCGTCGCACGGGTGGTCACGTCCGCTTCGCCGGATTCGAGGTTGAGGTTGAGGTCTTTGACGTTTTTGACTTCGGTCGCGCCGGTCGCGCCGGCGGTTCCCCGAAGCAGCTTCGCGTCAAGGCCGAGAACGATAGCCATAAGAGAAAACTCCTTGTGTTTACGGTTTTACAGAGTCCGCCCAGAGTTTGGGAAGCGCCGGAGCGGTTTTCACCAGCGCCGGCCCCATCAGCGGACGCTTCGGATACTTGCGCCGGCGGTACATGCCGCCGAATTCATGGGCGGTCATGGAGATTCCGATGAACTTTTTCGCGGGGCCGATGACCACCGCCATGCGGTTCTTTTCCACGCCGAAGAGAATCGAGCGTTTCAGCAAGCCTCGGCGGGTGTGCGGCGGCGTTCCGGGACTGGAAGCCTTCGAAGAACGGGAAACCGCGTTTCTTGCCGACTTGCGGACATACGCCCCGGCGCGGCGAAGGGCTTTCAGACTGCCCTTCTTCACATTGGAAATCACCCCGGCGTCGTCGAATTCGACGCGGACTTTCGTTCCGGTCATGCCTTGACGAGCTTGAACGTCAGTTCGATGACGCTGGTGAACTGGCCGCGCTCCCGGAGATGCTCCGGTGAGTAGATGGGATTGTAGGCGACGCAGACGCAGGTCGCCCCGGCCAGTTTTCGGTTCAGGAATCCGAGATCGAGTCCCTCGACGAATTGAAGCATCGCGTCGAGTCCGTCCCCGTCACATCGTTTCAGGACGCCGACCTGAACTTTCGGCAGCTCCTCGTGCGCCGCACGTGAGAGCGTTTTGTATTCGGTGGAGAGCGGAACCACCACCACGCGCATTTCGTCCAGATCCCGCAATTCAAATTCCGGGAAATAGAGGACTTCGGCGTGATAGTCCGCCAGCTCCGCGGCGACCGCGTTTGCAATATTCAATACTTCCGACATGGTCACCTCCGGATGAATTCCATGACGATGTTTCCGATGGCGGCGATCAGCGCGAGCACCGCCGCGCCCATGGCCGACAGCATCGTCTTCTGCAGGTCGGCGGCGGGCTTGCACGGCGGATAATGGTGCTGGCCGTCCGCAAAGTGCATCTTGATCATGCCCTTGAGTTCCGCCAGCTCCAGCCGGGCCTGATTCACGGCCTCCCACAAATCCCTGTGGTCGGGGATTTCTCCGTTCGGCATCATTCGCCTCCGATTTCTTTGGTATGGATACGCCGCGTCCAGTGATACGCCCCCGACCACCGCCACACCGGTTCGCCGTTCGGCGCAAGCACCTCGCAGCGGATTCCGTTGTAAACGATTGTATCTCCCCGTTCGGGTTCGTCCTCCAGTTCCGAGGCCGCGACCAGAAAATCGCGGCTCTCGGTGCGGACGGTCACGCCGTATTGGTCTTCGGCCCGGAACAGCGTCCGGCCCGGCGTCACATTGACCGGAATTTGCGTTCCGTCCTTCCGCACATAGAGTACGGGGACGGAAAGCTCCTTCAGCCGTTGGGCTTCCAGCCATGCCGAAGCCTGTTCGAGCATTCCCACGGATTATTCCGCGGCGGCGGTTGCGACGAACGGCGCGTTGAGAAGGACGCGCGCCAGTTCGTCGGCCGCTTCGGCGGCGGCAACCGCCTTGCCGAGATAGGGATTTCCGGCGGCGACCGTGGTGGCCTTGTGATTGGCCGCGTCCCAATAGGCGGCGGTTCCGGCGGCGATTGCCCCGGCGGCTTTCGCCACATCGAACACGCCGACCACGGCGAGACTGCCGAGCGTGTCGGCGGCGATGTCCAATCGGGCGACGCCGATCAGGTTTCCGAGGGCAACCACGTCTCCCGCCGCGACGGCGGCGGACGGACGGTAGTCGATGGATTCACCTTTTTGCACATAACGGGCGATCATGAATAAAACTCCTTGAATTTATGGTTGAAATCAGTTGGCGGAACCGTTGGACTTGACCATGCCGCGGAAGTCCTGCTCGCGGACGCCGAGGTCGAAATACACCCGGAACCACATGCCCAGCGTGTTGAAGTCGGTCTCTCCGCGCTCCACGGTCGGGGTGCGCTTGCCGTTCAAAAACCCGATTTCGAACGTGTCCACCTGTCCCGGCGCGCCGAAGAGATACCATGCGGCGCTGGAATTCCCCTCGTAGGCGCTGTTCGCCAGATACGGGCTGGACACGACCTGCAGGTTCTCGTCCGCGATGACGTTCAACGACGGACGGACGACATTGTCCGAACCGCCCGCCATGATGAGCGTCGCGCCCTGCGTGAGTTCGATGGCGAGATGCTTCAAGGCGGTCGGAACGAGCAGGAAACGCGGCTCCACGGAAATCGGCTGGCCGTCCGCATCGACCTGATCCAGGAACAGCTGGATCGCCTTTTTTATGGAGTCGGCGGAGAGAGCACTGGTCGCTCCGGTCAAGAGATTCTTGTGTCCCGCGTGGAACAACGCCTTGTTGTCGGACTGCGCCGGGTTGGCAAGCAGGCGGCTGAAGAACAGCTGGTCGATCAGGCGGGCCGCGCGGTTCCCCATCGCGACCGGCACCTTCATGAATGCGCCGAGGTCGTCGTTGATGATCATTTTCCGGGTCAGGCAGAACTTCTTGCCGTAGGTGTCGAGCTGGTTCTTGGCGCTCTCCTCCACGAGTCCGCCTTCCTTGATCTCGCCGTCGGCGGCGACCGGAAGCAGGTCGCCCACGTCCGTCAGACGGAATCGGTCGGCCTCCTTGAAGTCGTTCAGATCGCCGGTCGAACACAGTTTCGTCGCAATCACCGGCTGGGCCTGATAGCTCTGAAGCAGTTTCTTGTTCGCCACGTTCGACAGGATTCCCGGCAGGGAGACGCTGGAAAACGCCGCGCGGATGGTCTCGTTGTCGAAACCTCTGGAATACGGAATCCCGTCCATCTTCATGCATTCGACGAGGAGCTGTTTGAGCGGCATGTCCATGTCCGTCATGCCGGCTTCGACGGTCTGCGCGCCGTAGGATTTTTCCAGCATGTCGGCGGAGACGCCGCAGCGGAGGCACATCGCCGCTTCGATGGTTTTCCGCATTTCGCCGCCTTCGGGACGCGCCTTCACGCTCACATGGACGCTGGCGGACGGACGTTCGGCACGAATGGTTTCCAGCACCTTTTTCGTGGTGACTTCGGGAGTCCATCCAGCGCTTACCGCCTCTTTTTCGATTTCCGGAAATTCCCCGTTGCAGATGCTTTGAATCGCGCCGACACGTTCGCGCTCGGCTTTCACCGCGTTCACCGCCGCGTCATTGGCGGTCGCCGCAACATCGACTTCAGCCTTTGCCTGAACTTCCGGCATCCCCTGCGGTTCATCATGCTTTTCCAGTTCGGCATCGGTCACACCGGCGGCTTTGAGATTCTTGTTTTCTTCGGTCATAACTTCTCCTTCGACAGGGTTGGTATTGGTCAATTTGAACCGGGCGGATACTTTCATTTTCGTCGCGGCGTCCGCTCCAACCGCCACAACGGAGACTTCCCTCAGCACGGACTTTTTGACGTGGTAGAACGGCCCGTCGATCCGCTGCCCGTTCACCTCTCGCGAGCCTTTCACCAGCTCGCATTCCTTCACATCCGCTCCGATGGAGAGCTGCCAGTCCGCTCCGGCTTTGCTCTGGGCCACGATGTCCTGCGCGCCTTTGCTGTCCGAAACGATCTCTCCCGAGATTTCCAGCGAACAGTTTTGAACGCTCGCCGTCACCATGCCGACTCTCGCGTCGGTCTTGTTTTCATGGTTCGCCAGCAGCGGCACCGTGTCGGGAATCTCCATCCCGGCGAGGTCGACCACCACCGGGTATTTCCATCCCGGCAGATTCATTTTGCCGCCGCCATAGGCGAGTCCGGCGACCTTCGGCCTGCCGCCGTTCGCCGCCTCTATGAGCGTGAATTCACTCATCCTTTTCTTCCTTCGTTTCTGAACCGTCATCCGGTTCGGGTTGTTTTTCAGTCGCCGGCCGGTCGTTCGCAATCGGAATTTCGAGACTCCGCATGAGCTTGATCTCCTTCGCCCTCTGGCGCAGAACCGACATGTAGTCCCGTCCGTCCTTGGCGCATTCGGCGGCGAGCGTCGTGGTGTTGTTTTCCAGCCGGATCTGCTGGGCGGTCGCCTCCTTCGTCGGATCGACGTGGACGAAGCCGTCCCAGAACCACGTGTGGCGCGGCGTCCGGCGTTCAACCGGATCGCCCTCGGCAAAGGCGTATTCCAGATACCACAGGTCGAAAATGTGGTTCAGGACTTCCGTCTCCCAGAACGAGCGGTCGACCAGGATGCTCTTGTGGTAGAGCTGGTTGTCCAGCCGCCCCGACGCATAGTTGTGGCCGCTGAAGTCCCCGGCGACCGTGCCGTAGGTGGACACGGCGCACCGCGCGATTTCCGAGAGGATGATCTTCACGAACTCCCCGTGGTTCGCGGTCGGCTGCTTCGCGTCCAGCTGCGCCATCTTCCATCCGGCGGGGACGGTCAGCATCATGTTCCGCTCCAGTTCGAGCGCGTCCATCGGCGGCACGTTCGCCGCTTCGCCGTCCGGCGGCGCGTCCGTGTAGAGGATCGCCGCAAAATCCGCCGCGGCCTCCGCCGCCGACAGCACCGCGAGATTGTATCTGCGGAGCTGGGCGAACAATGGAAGCGCCGCCGAGAGTTCGGGAACGCCCCGGTGCAGTTCCGGCCGGTCCGGGCGGAAAATATGGAGCATGTATTCCGCCGGGACGTGGATCGCCTCTTCGCCCGTGGCGAACTTCACGTCGCCGGGATGGTATTTCAGAATCCGGTAGTCCGCCGGGTTGCCCCATTCGTCGTAGGTGATTCCGTCCACGGAAGCATCGTCCTCAACCCAGCGCAGTTCGCCCGAAACGCGGTCGGCCTCGATCAGCATCACGTCCATCTTGACCGGATGGCGCACCTTCGGATTCGTCGCCATCACCGCGAAAGCCTCGCCGTCCTGACAGCGGGAAATCCGCATCATCCGCAGCTTCTGCGGCAGTTTCACCGCCTCGGCCCACCGGGCGAATTCCTGCTCCACCTCGTCGTTGAACCGCTCGTCGTCCGCAAGGACCTGCAGACGCGGCCCCGTGCCGATGGTGTCGTTCGCCAGCATCTGCACCAGCCCCTTGGCGTAGGAGTTGTTCGCCACCTCGTACCGCGACCGCTGGCGCAGGACTTTGCGGACTTCGGGCCGCGCCTCCTGGTCGGCGGAGAGATAGTCCGCCATCGCCCAATGCCGCACGTTGTCTTTCGTGGTCTGCGCCGCGTCGAACCGGGCGGTCAGCGTCCGGTGGAAATGAGAATCCGGCGGCGTCCGCGTTCGGAACATTGTTTTCAATCGTTCAAACATTTTATGCCCCCGAATGATGCATTTGCGTGATTTTCAATCCCGTTCCACGTCCCCGCATCACTTTCTTCTTGGCGAGATATTCGTCCGCCGCGATCTGGTCGGGAAGCGGATGCCGCTCGACCTTCTGTCCGTCGACTTCCGCCGACTTCGGACCGGCGGCGTTCTCCCGGATGCTGTCCTCAAGATTTTCAGTTGCTTCCGGCATAAGCCTCCTTTGCGATGTTGAATTCGTCTTCCACCGTTTGAATGCGCTGCCCGGCCCACGCCATCACGTTGACGCACATCGAGTTGCCGCACGCCTTGTAGCGGGGCGCGTCCGGGCATTCCTCCTCCGGCTTGCTCTTCCACGGGATTCTCGTGTGGTTGTCGGGAAATCCCATCAGGCGCTCGCACTCGACGGGAAGCAGTCGGCGGACGGTCGCATTCTGGCACACTCCCATCACTCCGGTGCAGTTTTGGGTGTAGGCGACTTCCTCTTTCGCGCCGACTCCGTTTCCGCCGTTTTCAATCCGCCGCCCGATCACATTTTCCGCAATCGCGACTGCCGGAACGACCTGGCTTCGGATGGTCGGAAACGCGCCCGTCCAGTATCCCTGCTGTTCGCCGCCCGCGTCGTTCTTGATGAAGCCGACCGGTTCGCCGCCGTCCATGACCAGCGGGAGGTTGTTGCCGCCGGTTCCGGCCTTCGCGGAAACCGTCGGGGCGACCGGGATTTCGCGGACGCGGGAATCCTGTCCGTGGTTCTCGAAGCAGACCGCGTTCTGGTGTCCCGGACACGTTCCGTTGACGAGCGTGTTGGAACACTCCTCCAGCGGAACCATGCTCTCGGCCTTGCGCTGTGGATAGAACGAAACGGCCTTGCCGCCTTTGTAGTCGGTGGCGATCAGCGTCGGGGAGAGTTCGGTTTCCCGGACTTCAACCTGCCGGATGTCTATGCATTCACGGTCTGCCGCGACTGCCGGATCAGCGCCGCTTTCAGCACCGGAGGCAAGTCCTTGCCTCTTCGTGCGGCGCGGCGGAGTATCCCCTCCGCGCATTTCGCCGTCAAATAATACTTTGGCGGGATAGAGCCAGCTTCCAAGATGTCCGACAAGGATGAGACGTCTCCTTCGCTGCGGAACCGCCCTTGGGAATTCGGGAACTCGGGTATATTGAGCGTCAAGTATCCGCCATGCCACGCCGAAGCATCCGGGCGCGGGGGTGACGATTCCGCATTTCCGCCAGCCGTCTTTTGGCGGCTTGACTTCCCATCCGCAGAGGAGCGATAGGAATCCGGCAAAATCGCTTCCGCCGTCGCCTGAACTGAGGATGCCCGGCACATTTTCAAAAACGACGATCCTTGCGCCTGTCCGATAAGCCAGCTTGACAAATTCAAGGGTGAGGTTGCCCCGCGGATCGGCGAGTCCCTTGCGCAATCCGGCAAGGCTGTACGACTGGCAGGGACAGCCGCCGACGAGCAGATCAATGTGTCCGTCATAGTCCGTTTCCTTTATTTTGGGAAAATCGCCGAGATTGGGTATTGTTCCGGCCGGAGGCAGTCCGGCGATCTGCTTCTTCCAGCTCTCGCGGAGCTTCCGGTCTTTTTCGCTGTGCGCCTCGCCGGGATCGAGCGGTCGCAGCGGGCGCGTCGCCCCGAACCGTTCGCACAGCACCGCCGCCGGGAACGGCTCGACTTCAGCGTAGAATTTCGCCGTCCAGCCCAGCGGCTTCCAGGCGAGGCTTGCCGCCTCGACCCCGCTGCATACGCTTCCATAATTCATGGTAAAAGCCTTTCCTGTTATTTCTCCACACCCTTATCTCTTCGTAAAAAAAAGAAAAAAGCGTTGGAGAAACCAGCGGATTCCCGCTTTTTTTCAATCCTTTTTACGCCGCTGGATTTCGGAGAGCCTCGTTCCGGGTTCGTATGCGGCATTGCTTCCGCCGCCGGACATGGAATGCCTACCCTTCTGCATATCGGAAAGCCGGCCCGTCATCGGCGCTTTCCGCTTCACCGCCGCCCCGAATTCCGGCATGGCGCATCCGAGCATCGAGGCGCAGACGGCACAGCCGGAAAGGCAGTCCAGCCAGTGGTTGTCGTTCCGCTCCGGGCGCAGTTTCCATTCGTCCACCGTCCGTCCGCGTCCCACCGTCTTCACGCGGTATTCCGCCGTCAGGTGTTCCGCGATCAGCTGGTGGAGCGCCGGATGCCGTCCGTAGAACGAGAGGCAGCCCTTGTCGCCCATCGGCACGGCCAGCCGGGCGTGGATGAACGATTTCCAGAAGTTGGAATCGAAGATCACGTGCCGGATGGCGCGCTTGCCCGCCACGTTGGGCATCATCCAGTTGAAGCCGAGGCGGTCGCCCGGCTGCTTCCGGTACTCCGTCATCGGTTTTGACGATGCGCCGACATACCGTCCGTGCGCCGGATAGATCACGCCGGAATACACGCTCTGGCGGCAGAACTGATAAACAATATCCGTCGAACTGCCCCAGTTCGCGTCGATCATCGCCCGTTCGATTTTCAGCATCGCCCCGTCCTCGCGCTCCCATTCGCGGGAGAGCATGTCGTCGGTCAACGCAGCGAGAGCCGCATAGAGGCCGCCCTCCAGTCCGGCGTTCGGAAACTTCGACTGGATAGTCGGATTCGCGGACGCGAGGGAGAACATCCGGTTGTGCTGTTCCGGCCACGCGCCGTAGTCCAGCACGGCTCCGGTGAAATCGTCCGACCACGCCGCGACCGCATAGAACAGAAGGGCTTTCTGAATGTCCACGAACATGGTGACGCGGTCGCAGGCCAGCGGAATCTTTCCCCTGGCAACCCCGTTGACCTTGCCGGCGATCTCGTCCACCGACAGCAGGGCGTCGTCAGCCATGTCCTCCGGCAACGGCTCGTTCTGATATTCGCTCATGAAGGCAACTTCATCGCGAAATTTCAGATTCATGGCATGCTGGAGGGCGGACACCTCGTCGGGATTGTAACGCGCCTCCCATTCCACTTCCGATCCTTCGTCCATCGCCTCGCGGCGGGCAAGATAGAAATCCGTCGCCGCCTGGAAGTTTCCGTCCGTCCGCAATGCCTCCGCACGGATGTCCGCATACTCATCCCAGAACTTCATATTCTTCGGGAATTTGTACACCATTTTGGTTTTCTCGCCGTTCCAGTCGGGATGCGTCTGGCGGTTGAGGATGGTGTCGGCCATGTCGCCCGGACGGATGATCGTGCAGGGCATGATGCCCGAAATTTTCTCGCCCGGTCCGGCAAGGCCGAGGATGTCGCCCGCCAGCACGCGGACGCGCTTTCGCGTCTGCTCCAAACTGCCGGCCGATTCCGAAGTCTGCGGATCGTCGATGATGACCAGCGACGGACGGACGTTCTTCCCGTCGGCGCGTTTGTATTTCATGCCGCGGATACGCCCGGTGATGCCCGCCACCCGGACGATCACGCCCGACGCGGGACTTCCGGCAATCGCCGGCAGCACAATTTCATTGCTCGTCCAGGTGATGCGGGTTCGTTCCCCCTTGTACAACTGACCGACGCACCGGTTGGCGATGCCGTCGAGGGCGGCAATCGGAAAGCTGACTTCGGGAAAATCCGCCAGCAGATGCTCGTTTGTTTCCAGCTCGGTCTTGATGCTGTCCAGCATTTCCAACGCCGCCGCCTCGGTTGCGCCTACAAGAAACACGAATTCCCGGTGGCCGTAGAGCATCGACCACAATGCGGCGCATTCGGTCAGCGTCGACTTGCCGCTGCCGCGAGGCATCGCCATGGCGAACAGACCGCCGTGCAGAACCGCAGTCTCGATTTTCGCAATCACCTTCAGATGGTCGGCGGACCATTCCAAAGAGAAGTTGGCCGGGAAATAGCTCTCGCAGAACAATTTGAAGTTTGTCCGGCACTGCGCCTTCAATCCGGGATTCTCCACTTCCGGCAAGTCCCCGATGTCGCGTCCGGCAAGCGCCAGTGCGATATTCCGGTTGCGGACGGCATTCTTCTTTTCTTCGTATGTCTGGTTTGCCGCCGACCTGCGAATGTGCAACTGTTCGCGAAGCCACGCCGCATATTTGAACAGATTGACCGTCGATCCGTCATCGTCGGTAATGCGAAATCCGGCGCGTTCACGGTGCCGCCAGAGTCTGCGGTCGTTCAGCACATCGCACAGCGGGGTGGAATTCACCAGCCGGACTATTTCAATCGGCTTGAGCCGACTCGGATTCATTGCCATCGCGGTCTATCTCCTTTATCATCCACGCCATGTATTTTACCAGATTGACCGTGCCGTCGGCGTTGACCGGCATTCCGGAGTCGATGTCCCGCTGGAGCATTTCCAGCGTCATAATCCGGCATCCCGACTTGACGAGAACTTTCACCAGATTTTCCGGGGAAAGCGCCAATGGATTCAGATGTCTCTCCATATAAAGTCCTTATGTTGAAGAATTGTCGATATAATATCGGAATCGCTCTGGCTATATGCGGCTTGAACGCTTTACTATGAACCAGCGCAACGAGATACGCTCAAAACCAAAACCCCGAAGGAGTCGAAAAATGAGCAATGAAATGAATGTCACGACCGGAAGCAAAGTCCTCGTCAAGGTCGGATGCCGCGAAATCGAAGCATCGGTTCTCGAAGTCGCCGAAACCGGATGCCTCGTCAAGAGCCTCGCCAGCGGCAAGGAATTCGCCACGACGAGAATTCTGCGCGTCATCACGCCCGCCGAAGATGAGGCTCCGAATCCGGCTCCCGAATCCGCGACTCCGGCAAAGCCAGCCAAAAAGATGTCGCTCATGAATGCCGCCGTCGAGGTACTGAAAAACAGCGACCATCCGATGAACACCCGCGAAATGGTCAAGGCCACCGTCGAACAGGGGTTGTGGATTTCGACCGCCTGCAAAACGCCGGAACAGACGCTTTACGGAAGCATCTTCCGCGAGATTGCCACGAAAGAAGATCCGCGCATCGTCAAAAGCGGACAGAAGGGTAAATTTGAAATCGCCCGGTAGGGCAAGCCGTCCCGGAGCGTCGTTTCCGGGATTTTTTTCTTCCTTGCGCATCGCGGCGCTTGACTTTTACCAGATAGAAGTGTATAATATGAGTGTACACTTGACAGGGAGGTTCATTATGGAAGCCAGCGTTCTTGATTTGAGGAAAAAAATGAGCGAAGTCATGTCGGCCATCGACCGGCATGAACGGGTCACGCTTACTCATCGCGGCCATCGCAAGGCGGTCATCGTCCCCTTCGAGGACGCGAAAAAGGTGAAAGCCAAAGTCGCCGATCTCCCCGCGTTTGGAATGTGGGCCGACCGGAACGACCTCGACGATGTCTCCGCCTATGTCCGAAAAATCCGCAAGCCCAGGAGTTTCTGATGCTTTTCGACACGGACGTACTCATCTGGGCGTTTCGCGGCTATCCAAGCGCGCAGAAGGAAATTGACAATGACGACAGCCGTTTCGTTTCGGCGGTGACCTATATGGAGCTCATACAGGGCGCGCGGAACAAGACGGAGCAGACGCAGATCAAAAATTTTCTGAGCGCATTGGATTTTGAAATACTCCCCATCACCGAGAACGTTTCCCACCGGGCGACGATATTCATGGAGGAGTATGCCTTGAAGTCCGGCATCCAGCTTGCGGACGCCTTGATTTTCGCCACCGCATGCGAAAACTCGCTTCGTCTGTGCAGCGCGAACAAAAAGCATTTCAAGGAGATATCCTCTCTCGACGCCAAGGAGTTCAAGCCGGGGACACGGTAATCGCGTCGGCTTCCGGGAGCGCCGGCGGCGTCAGCGCCTGCCAGTCGCAGCCTTCGCCGTGGACGAATTCCGCCCATCTGCGGCGGATGACGTCGCAGTACTTTTCGTCCAGCTCGATCATGCGGCACTTCCTTCCGGTCTGTTCGCAGGCGATCAGCGTCGAACCGCTGCCGCCGAAGTTGTCCAGCACCGTTTCACCCCGCTTCGAGGAGTTCTTCACGAGGTAGACCAGCATCTCCACCGGCTTCATCGACGGATGCACGTCGTTGTGCTTCGGCTTGTCGAAGCTGAGGATGTTCGTCTGGCAGCGGTCGGAATACCAGCTGTGCGGCGCTCCCGGCGTCCAGCCGTAGAGGACGGATTCCGACTGGTAATGATAGTCGAAGCGGCCGAGGACAAAACTGTTCTTGACCCAGTAGAGCGTCTCGTGGACTTCCAGTCCGGCGTCCCGCGCCGCCAGCCGGAAATTGCTGGATTCGGAGTCGCTGTGGAACACATAGAACGACGCTCCCGGCTCGATGGAGTCCGAGGCGCAGCGGAACGCCGCCGTCAGGAATTCGCGGAATTTGCCGTCCTCCATGTCGTCGTTCCGAATCGTCAGACCGTTACTGCCTTGCAATGCAACGTTATACGGTGGATCGACGAGATACAAATTTGCTTTCGCTTCACCCATCAGCTTGGCAATATCCTCCGTTTTAGTGGAGTCTCCGCACAAGAGCAGATGTTCGCCCAGCCGGTAGACTTCTCCGCGGCGGCTGGCGGCTTCCTCCGGCACGTCCGGCACGGCGTCCGGTTCGGTTTCGCCGTCCGTCACCTCGTCGGCAGACGTGCCGTTCAGCAAGCGGTCCAGTTCGTCCGTGTCGAATCCCAGCAGCGAAAGGTCGAAGTCCGCATCCTGCAATTCCTTGATTTCCAGCGGAAGAAGATCGTAATTCCACTCCGCGATTTCGCCGGTCTTGTTGTCCGCAATGCGATACGCCTGAATCTGTTCCGGCGTAAGGTCGGAAGCCACATGCACCGGAACTTCCGCCAGCCCAAGTTTCTGCGCGGCTTTCCATCTGGTGTGTCCGCACACAATGACGCGGTCTTTATCCACGACAATCGGACTGCGCCAGCCGAATTCCGAAATGGATTTTGCTACGGCGTCAACCGCGTCGTCGTTGAATCGCGGATTTTTCTCATAGGGATGGACATCCGTGATTTTCATGTTCACAATTTGCATAAAAAGTCCTTTGAATTTGGTTTGCAATCCTGATTTTCAAAGTTAGAATTGCAAGGTTTTGGAAGAAAAAAATTCCCGGACGCGTGCGGAAACTTTGGTTGACCTTCCGACTCCTTCCGCCGCCCTCGGGAGGCGATCCCCTACGGGGGAACCGCTCGATTTCCGGCCCCTATGGGGCTTCTCGGGCGTCCAGCCACCCCGCGCCCTCCGGGGGCGTTTCCACGCGTCCTGTCGCGTCATAACGCGAACATCGGCGTGAGTGCCGCGTCAACCGTGTCGGGCGACAGCGCGCGTTCCCGCGGCTTCCCGCCGCCGACGCGATGCGACTCCGCCCGTACGCCGTGCGGATTTCTTCACTTCCCCACTTCCCGCCATATATGGAAACAGGGGCAAAAACAGTAAAAAAAGAGAGAAACGCATTAGCTATGGGAAGTGGGGAAGTAAAGAGAAGAATAATCATAAATATATTATTATTATTTGTTTATATCCCTATGATTCTTCCCGTATGCTTCCCCGTGGTTCCCATGTTTCCCGGCCGATCCGGCGGCGGTTCCCGTGGGAAGCGGTTGTCCGGATCGGGAACCGGTCATGCCATGGCGTAGACCTTGGCCGTTTTCGCGCCTTCGCCGACGAACGAAACGGTGATCGTTCCGTTTTCCGTCAGCGTGTCGATGATCTGCTTGAGCATTTCCGCCGATTCGTGGGACTTTTTCAGCAGGACGCCGTGCGCGATGGGCTTTCCGGCTTCGCCGATGTACCGGACGATTTTCCGGCACTTCTCGTCGAAGGCGTTTTCAAAGGAATAAGCGTCGACCATGAACAGCATCTGCTTCGTGAGGAATTCGGCGAAGGACGCCGCCCACTCGACCGCCCCGGCGGTGACGACGGGACGATCCACGTTTGCGCTCACGGCATACAGCATGGAGAGCTTGCAGACCTTTTCAAAGACGCGCCCCCAGAACGCCATCGGAATGGCGTCCTTCCGCGCTTCGTAACGGTCGTACATGTCATCGTACCTGCCGTTGAGCGTCCGCAGGAGGTCGGCGGCTTCCGGCGTCGCCCGGATGATCATCGGACTGGGAAATTCCGCGGAGAGATTTTTCTCCGTCCCGTATTTCTTCATGGTTTCGATTGCCCTGGACAGATTCGGCGGGATTTGATCCGCATCGGCCATTTCCCGGTTGCCTCGTCCGCGTTTTCCGGCGTCGAGAATCATGCACCGCGCGGACAGGCCGTTCAGCAGGACACGCTGGCCGAGCGATTCGTAGAAGCATTTCGGGATGGCCGTCCCGAAGATGACGAGACAGGGATTGACTATTTTGCGGTCGTCGTCCGCATCTCCATCCTGTTTTTTCAGCGCCAGTTTCCTCATTTTATAGATTCCTTTCGATGAGCCGTAGAAGCGGAGCAGTTTTTCCATGACCGTCTCGCCGCGGCCTTCCTTCGCGTATTTGAGCGTGTTGAAAACGGTGTCGAATTCGTCCACCTCGAACAGCATGGACGGGTGCGTGAAGAGCGCGTCCTCCAACCCTTCGCCGGAGCCGAACGATTCCGCCACGGACGTTCCCAGCCCGGTTGCCGTCGCCACGCCGATGTTCGTCTGCCGGGGGTGGTCTTTGCCCGTTCCGGGCTGCGCCAGCGCGACAAGGTAGATGTTCGTCCGGTTGTTCCGCTCGTCCTTCACCCGGCGTCCAGTCAGAAAAGCGAGGAAGGCCAGCGCCCCGCAGAAAGCGAGGACGCGGTTCGGATAGGGAGCGGTCGCCATGATGAAGTCCGCGTATTCGTCGATGAAACCGGGAATATGGAGCATCCTCTCCGGGATTTCGCCCGGAGACTTGAACTCCGCTTCCTCCGGCTTTTTCGCCGCGCTCTCCGTTTTCCGCTCCGGCTTCCCGGTCTGGTTCAGGATTCCGAGGATGTCCACATCCTGCGCATCCGTTTTCCGTTCGTAGCATCCCGGTTCGCGCATGACGCGGAATTTGCGCCAGTCGTTCCCGGCGCAGTGGTCGTGCAGACAGCGGAATCCGATTGCACCTTCCGGGGTTTCGGTCAGCGCCGCTGATTTGTTGTCGTGATCAGGATTGAACGGGCAGACATTGAAAATCCATTTGCGGCCGCCTTTGTAGGAACGCGGCGGCCCCGCGTCCGGCGCGTACTTCGCAATCCACTCGTCGATGCTGAATCCGACGGATTCCATATAGGAGCAGACTTCCGGTCCGGTCTGCGTTTGCGGCGTTCCTGCGATGCTACGGAGCTGTTCCTCCGTCACGGGAACGATTTTTTCCGGGACTTCGAGAATCCGCGCCATGCGATGCGGCCGCACGGGAATGTTGTCTCCCTTGCGGTTCATGGTGCCGGGAATGCGCCAGATGCGGGCCGGATTGTAGACCGTCAGATCCACCTTGACCGCGTCCGACGACGCTTTTGCAATCTCCGCGATGACACGCTGAATAAGCCCTCCGTCATCCGCCGGAAGGTCCACGCGGTAGGTCATCTGCGCCCCGTTTCCGGAATCCAGCATGATAGGCATCGGCCAGCCGAGGGACGACAGTCCGTCGCGGATTTCACATGCCTTGTCCAATGCCGCCTCATGCTCGGCGCCGGTGCTGGAAATCTTCGCTTTCCGCACGGCGTCGCAGTCCACGAGAAGCCAGCGCCGGCAAACGATGTCCGAATCGGCGGTGGTCGATTCCGATTCCGCCGGACAGAGCCGGTTGCAGGCTCTCGCCAGCAGATCCGGCGACACGGGATTGACGGTGACATACGCCCCGGCATAGGCGCGGAGTTTTTCCAGCGCGTCCACCGCCGCCGGAATGTTGTCATAATCGAAATATCCCGACTCGGTATGCGGTTTCAGATATCCCGGCGTGACGGCTTTCAGGACGCGGACTTCGAAGACATCCCCCGGCTGAAACCACAGCTTCAAGGCGCGGACGATTTCTTCCTTGTCAATCATTTCGCCTCCACCTCGCGGAACGGAATCAGCACCGTCACGCCGACCATACTGAAAGCCGGGAACGCGACCGCGGGAATGACTTTCGTCTCAAACCATTCCCGCAGACGGCGGACGGCCTTGTGGCGGCTGCGCGACAGGATGGCGCGGATGTCCTCCGTTCCGATCATCCGGACGTTCTGCGGACCGCCGGCCGTGTCCATGCGGACGTATTCCGGCGACGAGTTGCAGAATCGCCCCAGCGTCTTGTTCGGGTTGACGTAGCCGAGGATGTTGCAGATGTCGGTCGCGGAGAACTTCGGCACGCCGTTCATCACGACCATGCGGACGATGCGTTTGCCATAGGCGAGATTTGCCGGTGCGTTACTCATGATGGATATCCTCTTGGTTGTTTCTGTATTCACGGGTCGCCGCCTTCGCCGCCTGTTCCAGCTGGACGAGATGCCGTTCGGCCTCGGCTTTGATTTTTCCGGCCAGTTCGACGAACCTGCCGCAGTCCGCGATGAAGGTCTGAAAACACTGGAAATAGTCCGAACCGGAGCCGTGCGGCGTCAGGAGCAAATCGTAATTGCTCATGAAGAATTCCGGTTCTTTCCGGCCCGTCTGTTTTTTGCTGATATGCCAGCGGCGGTCTTTGCTGGTCAGTTCCTGCGTGAGGTTCTGTTCCGAAATCTCCCATTCGATGACGGATTCAGGCATGGGCGTATCCTTTCACGTTGAAATGTTTCTCATGGGCGTTGCCGACGACACGGATGTTCTGCCAGACGGTGACGCGGCTGATATGCGCGCCCCGGGTCACGCCGTCGAGGATATACCGTCCCTCGCGGCTGCTGTAACGGACGATGAACAGGCCGACCGGGCGTCCGAAGCTGTTGCGGACCTCCACGATGTCGCTGGTGAACACTTTCCGTTCCTCCTGGTCGAGCAGGCCGATCCACTGGTCGATTTCGCAATCGGCCCGGTCGAGTGCCTCGACCGCACCGTCCAAGACGGCGTAGACGCTTTCATCGTCGAATCCTACGGCGGAGAAAATCTCCCCGCTCACTTTGTCAAACACGCGGAATTCAACGGCGTATTCCGGCTGGCGGATGTACTTAAAATCCATATTCTTGCTCCTTGTTCAGAATGTCACGGTCGCGGTCAGCGTCGCCGCCGCGAACCAGTAAATGGCGTTTTTTATGTCCCTGCAGCAGAGGCATACGACTGCCGCGCCGATGTCGAGACCGATCAGGATGACCGGAAATATCTGTTTTGCATTCATCTGTTCTCCTAAAATGGAATTTCGTCCTCATAGTCGCTCACGCCCAAGTCCCGCGGACTGTTGGACGGCGGCACCTCGTACCTGTCGTCGCCCGGTTCGCGCATCGCCGGACGTTCGCCAAGGACGCATTTCGTGATGCGGTCGAACTTCTCCCCTGCCACGGACTTCACCGTGATGGCGAGCGGAACGGCCAGCATCCCGTTGTTTGCCCAAGCGACCGCCTCCCGCGCTGTTTTCGGAACGGGACAGCCAAGCGCCGCGCGGTTCTTCCACCACTTCTCGAATTTTCCCTTGGCGTATCCGGTATGCTCCGGGCAAACCCATTCGGAACGGAAGTCGTTGAGGCCGACCTCGTAGTCGATCCGCATCGTCTTCGGCGTGTCGGGATCGGCGTACCGCTTCTCGTGGACGCAGTAGTAAACATTCCTCACGGCGTATTCGTCGTAGAAGATTTCGCCGGAGATTACTCCGTCCTTTGCGGCATGCTCGGTGATGTTGCTCTTTTCGGGAGGCGGAAATTCGTAGCCGCATTCCGGGCATTTCTGATACGCCGCATGGATCAGCGCGAGGCACTGCGGACACTTTTTCGCCGGAGCGTCGCCGTTTCCGGGCGTTCTGTCCGTCACCGTAATCATGTCCACGGGACCGTGACGCATGATGTTGCCGCCATAGTCAAGGACGAGACAATTCTGTTTCCCCGTCTCCGGCGACAGCCTCGTTCCACGGCCCACCATCTGGATCAGAAGCCCCGGCGAATTGGTCGGCCGCAGGAGAACCACGCAGTCGATGTTCACCGCGTCGAATCCGGTTGTCAGCACGTTCACGTTGCAGAGAAATTTCAGCGGCGGCTTCGGCGTCCCGAACAAATCCGCCACGACCTCTTTGCCTTTGAACCGGTCGATGATTTCGGCGCGTTCGCCGGGAGACGTGTTCCCGGTCACCACGGCGCATTCCATGCCGGAATATTGGGTGATCTTCTCCGCCACGTGGCGGCAATGGTCAACGCCGGAGGTGAAAATCAGCACCGACTTCCGTTTCCGCGTCAGGTCGACGATTTCACGGCATGCCGACAATACCAGTTCCTCGGTGTCCATCGCCGATGCGATTTCGTCCCCGACGAACTCGCCGCCGCGAATATGGAGGCCGTCCAGTTTCGCCTCGGCGCGTCCGGCCCGTGAAACCAGCGGCGACAGATACCCGTCCCGGATCATCTCCTTGAGTCCGGCCTCATAGCAGACTTCGTTCAGCAGATTTTCCGGCTGACAGATCAGACCGCCTTTGAGTCTGAACGGCGTTGCCGTCAAACCGATGAGCCGCACATTCGGGTTGATGACTTTCATATCCTGCAGGAACGTGCGGTACATCCCGTCCCCGTCCGGCGCGATCAAATGGGCCTCGTCGACGACGATCAGGTCGAACGCCCCGAGGTCGCATGCCTTGTCATACACAGACTGGATTCCCGCGACGATGACGGATTCCTGCGTGTCCCGTGATTTCAGTCCCGCGGAATAGACGCCGATGGGAATATCCGGGCAGAACGCCTCGATCTTCCCGGCGTTCTGTTCGAGCAGTTCTTTCACATGCGCCAGGATGAGGACGCGCCCGTTCCATTGCGACACCGCGTCCCGGACGATTTTCGCAATCACCACCGATTTGCCGGTGCCGGTCGGCAAGACCACGCACGGGTTGTCGTCCCGCGTCCGGAGGTGGTTGTATACGGCGTCCGCCGCCGCCTGCTGGTACGGTCGAAGTTCCATCGGCTCACGCTCCCGCCTGAATCCCGGCCTTCTTCATGTCGAGGGCCAGTTTCAGCTTCATCAGCTCCAGCTTCGGCTTGCCGATATGGAGCGTCCGGCGGACCGCTCCGTCCTTGTACCCGTTGAGATAGAGGAAGCAGACCAGCCGCTCGACGTCGTCCGTGACGCCCTTCACGAACTCCTGCACGATCTGGCGTCTGCGTCCGTTGTTTTGTCTTCTGTCCATTCTCTTATCCTTATATATGCCATCCCGTCCGGCGGCGTCGGTTCGCGTTTGGTCACGACGAGTCTGCGGATCAGCGAATCGTCTTCGTACAGCCCTCCGTGCGTGAATGCATCCAGCAGACACTTCAGGCTGTTGTCCGCGTCGCGCCTCCGGTTGTCCGGCGGATACAGTTCGATGGAAAGCTCCACCGGACCCCGGAAAGTTTCCACGCCCTCCGAGCGGAACCGGGAGACGATCATTTCCCGGTATTTCCGCCCGTCCCGGCTGATGAGGACTTTCGTCCCCACATGCCGGTAGTAGTGGTTCACGCTTGGAGGCCAGGGAAGTTCAAATTCCCTTGTCATGCTTTTTGCGCTTTTCGCTCCGTTCATCCAGAAACTGAGAGAATCTCGCACCTACCCAAACTTGGCAAATCAATGCCGCGACAATGAAGAGCATTGCAAAGACGCCCAGCCCCGTTGAGAGCCAGAGATTGGGGGGGATCGCTCCGCCCGATTCCGTCGCAGACGGAACCGGGCCGGCGAGATAGGGTTTCAAATCAATGATAAAAAAGAACGTGGTATAGCAGAGAAGCGTCAAGGTCAGCGGAACAATCAGTTTTTTCATGGTTTATCGTCCTTTCGCCCAAGGCGGGTTGTTGTTTGCTCCGGTCTGCGGAGCGGGGGTTGCGGCGACCGCCGTTGCTTTCGGCGCATAACCTTTGATCTCGTTGGTCATTTCATCGTCTTGATTTTTCTTGCAGCGGACGGTGACGACCAGCGGAAGGTTGTGCAGTTCGAGCGAATCCTTCGGCGTCAGCACGTTGACCGCGCGGCAGATCGCCGAGAGGTCGGCGCGGGCCATGCGGACGGCGTCGGGGTTCGGATTCTCCAGATTGAGACGCGCCCAGAGCTTGCGGTTCTTGTATTCGCCGTCAAGGATTTCAAACTCCAGCTGGAGGTAGCGTCCCGTGCCGGAACGGGTTTCCTTCATTTCGGAGTCAGCGATGACGGCATTGTACTTGCCCGCCGGAATCACTTCGAATCCGGCGCTCGGTTCGACTTCGTTTGCGTTGAAATTCAGGGTGGACATAGTGGTTTCCTTTCTGTTATGCCGGCACAAACGCGTGCTGTTTTGTGATTAGGGGTTGCCTGGGACTGCCGCCGGTCGCGACCGCCGGAGCGGACGGGCAGCGGAGATGTTCATGTCGCCAGAGTCCGCCGCCGTAATCCGGCTGCGTGATCCTGTGCATCTCTCCGAGCTGAATCATCTGTCCGCAGAGATCGCACAGGCGGGGATGGTTATTTGGCACGATCCGCTCCTTCATGAGCGCCTCCTTTCTTCGTGATTTCGTAGTTTTTGCGCTCTTTGAATTCTTCCTGTTTTCCTTTATTCCAGTTCGAAACCGGACGGAAGTACCCGCAGACGCGGCTGAACACTTCGCAGACGGCTTTGCATTTACTCATGATGGTTCTCCTCAATTTTCCGATAGGCGTCGATAAACGCCTGCCACGACAGCGGAATTTCGCCGGGCAGACCGTAACGGTTTTTGGCGATGCAGGCAGGACTGCCGACCGTGCGGATGATGCGTTCGCCGCCGTCCGCGCCGACCGGGGCCGCGATGGCCCGTTCGCCGCTGAACCCGGCGTTCTCCTTCTGCACACGGAACTTCTTGTTCGCGAAGAGAACGGCGTCCACCCATTCGGCGATGAGGCTGGCGGCGTGCTTGTGCAGACGCGGAGTGTAGCGGTCGTAGGCGGCGTTCTCCGGATCTTCAAACCGCTCGACCTTGGCGTGGGCGACCAGAATCACCATCATGCCGCGCTTCTCGCGCAGTTCATTGAGGAGCGCGATGACCTTGCGCCAGTGAGTGAGGGCGTGGGTGTATCCGCGGCCGTAGCCGCCATCGGCTTTTTCGATATTGCGGACGCCGAACTCGCGGCAGACCTCGTCAAAGATCAGCCGTTCCAGCCAGTCCGCCGAATCAATCACGGCGGTTTGGAATTCGTGCGGCTCGTCGCGGAGCGCAATCAGTTCCGCCATGACTTCCGCCAGCGAATGCGCCAGCGGAAATTTCTTGCAGTTGATCTCGCCGAGGCCGTCCTCGGTCTGAACGAAGACGGCATTCGGTGCGGACGCGCCGAACGTGCTCTTTCCCACGCCCTCGCTTCCGTAAATCATGATTCTCGGCGGCTTGTTTTCCCGCCCCGTCTGAATGTTTTCAAGCATTCCCATGGTGATAAAATCCTTTCAGTTAAAGTGTGTCGATGATTCTGGCATCTTCGTATCCGGTCGGCCATACGCCGCCGACGCAGCAGTTCCGGTAGCGTTCCAGCGCTGCCTTATTGGTCAGTTCCGCAAGGTCGAGAACCTCGTCCGTGAGCTTCCAAACGCCGGCCGAGAACGGTTCGTTTTTCTCGACTGCGATGATATGAACCGGAACATTCCGCCCGGTGGCCTCGCGGACGACAGCCCGGTAGAACGCCATCTGGAAGAGGTAGCCGTAGCGGCGGCAGTCCGACTCGAACCATTTGAGCGAGTCGCAGGTCTTTAGATCGACCAGCCCGTATTTTCCGCTGAACCAGTCCATGCGGCTCTGGCACGGCACGCCGCAATATTCCGCCCGGACCACTCCCTCCGCCATGCCGTCGGAAAGCAGTTCCGACGCGACCGGATGAAACCGGACGCTGGTCTGCAATTTCATGATGAAGTTATAGTCTCTGCCGGAGACGATGTTCCGATCCTGCATCGCCTTCCATTCCGCGTAAGCTTTCGTCATCCTTCCGAACGGCTCGCCCGTCTTCGGATTCACGGGGCCGTCCGCCACAACGAACTGGCTGTCGAATTCGGCCTTGCCTTCGAGGATCAGGCAGTGTGCCGCCCGTCCGATGGCGAACGCCGGAGATTCGGCGTCCTCAATCTGTCCGAGGATCTCCTTCCGGTAAAGCGCGGGGCTTTCCCGGAAATCCGCCAGCATGTGGCTGGACATATAGCGTCCGGCTTTCGATTCGGCGTGATACTGCTCCGCCGGTTCTCTGATGATGAAATCGTTCATTTATTTTCCTCTGTCTGCATCTTTGGTTTCCAAAACTATCTCTTCGTAAAAAATCGGGAAAAGCGTCGGTAAAAATCAAAAAAATGCCGAATCGATTCCGTTCGCAACGAAAAACTCGCGGATTACGGCGAACCGTCCCAGCCGGATGGTCGGTTCGGGCGTCCCGGTGATTTCGCTTATGGCACGCAAGGTGTTGCCTGCCATGAGAAGTTCGCAAATCAGACGCAGGTCTTCCGGCATCCGGGAAACGGCTTCGCGCACATCCATGCGCCGGATGTTCTGTTCAGCGTCGTCGCCGGCGGGCATGTCGAACAGCGGGGTTCCGTTTTCCGTCGCCTCGGCGTTCTCCTCCACGGAGAGCGCCGGCTCGTCCAGATTGCGGCTTATGCGATAGCGGAAAATGTCGATGGAGGTATTGTCCACCGCCCGGTTGAGATACCTCGTCCCGCATGGATTGCTCTCAGTCCGTCTGCACCGCGCAAGTGCGCTGACGGCGGCGATGGACAGTTCCTGAACGATGTCGTCCCGATCCGATTTTCCCAGATTGCTTCGCCCGACCATCTTGTCCGCCACAAAATTAATGTGGTTTCTGACGGCGGCGGGGATTTCCGGGACGGGCTTGAGCGTGGCGCTGGCGGCATTGTTTCTCTTGTTTGCCATTTTCGCAAACTCCTGTAGGTTGAACCGGAGCTGAATTGCTTCGGCAACCCACGGTGTTTTTTGCGCGAAGGCGGCTGACCTTTATGAAAATATGTCGCAAATATTTGATGGTGAATGTAATTTTCCACGGGTTTTGCATTTCCCCTTTGCGCCAAAACGGCCCGGGCGCAAAAAAGCCCGTTCCGGGAGCTTGTCCGAAACGGGCATATCGGCGGATTGCCGGCGGGGTCAGGCGAGCAGCATCTGCTCCTGTTCCTCCCACGAGGCCGGCAGCTTCCGCAGGAGCCTCGTCAGCGACAGGCCGTCGGGCGCTTCGCCATGCAGGAAGAGCCGGACGATGCGCGGGGATATCTGGTTGAGGCGCAGTATCCGCAGGACATACGACTGGTCGATTTTCAGTTCATGCGCGATGTCCCCGGCCGTTCCGCATCGCCCGCTGTCAAGCAGTTCCTGCCAATGAAGCGCCCTGGCGAAGGCGTTGAGCACGGCTTCGTCGCATGCGGGCGCCTTGGTCTTGTCTTCCGGCGTGACGACACGCTTCCGTCCCGAGAACGTGCGCAGACTCATGGGGACTCTCAGCAGGATGTTTCCATCGTCGGTCAATTCAATCTTTGGCACTCTGCACCTCCTTGATGAGGCCGCGCATTCCGGCGGTCTTGATTTTGATCGTGATTCCGGTTTCGAGGACGGTCACGTTTTCCACGAGGAGGTGGAGCAGCCTGTCGCGTTCCGCCGGGAACAGGTCGTCCCAGAAGCCGCCGATGTCGTTCAGCGTGTTCCTGGTTTCCAGGATTGACAGATGCGCCTCCGAGGCGACCATCGACATGAAGGTCGGCGTCTTGAAGATCGCACCCAGTTGGGTGACGACCGCCTTTTCGACATCGCCCGCCGGAATCGTTTTGACGGGACAGATATGGATGTCCCGCTTGGAATCCTTCAGGCACATGTAGTAGTTGTACTGCTTGCCCCGGCGGCGGGAATAGGTCGGCCCCATCGCGCCGTCGCAGTGTCCGCATCGGATCAATCCCTTGAGCGGCGAATATCTCGGCTGTGCCGGTCTGCCCCGCGGTACCGGCGCGTTGGTTTTCAACACCTCCTGCGCCGCGTCCCACAGCTTCCGGCTCACCAGCCCCGGATGCTCGCCCGGATAGACGCCTCCCTTGTAGGCCACCTCTCCGATGTAGGTACGGTTGTTCAATATCCTGTATATATGGGACGACATCCATATTTTCCCCTGCCTCGTCATTATTCCGCGCGCGTTCAGCAGATGGGCGACGTCCCGCGCCGACCGCCGTTTCACGAAGGTCTCAAACATCAGCGGAATGATTTCCGATGTTTCGGAATCCGGGACCAGACGCCGTTTTTCGGTCCGGTAGCCGAAGGGAACCGTTCCGCCGACCCATTGCCCGCGCTTGCGGCTGGCCGACATTTTGTCCCTGATTCTCTCGGCGATCACCTCGCGCTCATACTGGGCGAACGTGATGAGGATGTTGAGCATCATCCTCCCGGAGGAGGTCGAGGTGTTGATTTCCTGGGTCACCGCGACGAACGACACGCCCCACTCGTCGAACCTTTTGGACAGCTCGGCGAAATCGCAGATGGAACGCGACAGCCGGTCGAGCTTGTAGATGACGATGATATCCACCAGTCCGTTGGCGGCGTCGTTCAACAGCTTTTTCAATGCGGGCCGGTCCAGCGTCCCGCCGGAGAACCCGCCGTCGTCATACCGTTCCGGCAGGCACACCCAGCCGTTCGCGGTCTGGCTCGCGATATAGTTTTCACCGGCGAGCCGCTGGGCGTCGAGACTGTTGAATTCCATTTCCAAGCCTTCTTCAACGCTTTTGCGCGTATAGACCGCGCACCGTTTTTTCTGTGCGACCGCCATTGCTCAGCCCTTTATTCCAAAGAATTTTTTGCCGTTCCACTTCGTCCCGGTTATGATTCGGGCGACGGCCGAGAGTGACCGGTAGAAGCATCCGCCGTATTCGTAGGTTCCCTGCCCGGTGGCGACCACCTCGTAGACCTTGCCATGCCATTCCCGGCTGAACCGCGTCCCGCGCGGAATCGCGCCGGGCGGCAGTTTCACGCTGTCGAGGTTGGCGACCGGATCACGCCGGGCGATTTGTTCCAGCGAAGCCTTTTCCCCGTCGCTCAACCCGCCGTAATAGACTTCCTGAATCCGGTAGGCCAGCCGCCGGCGCAGGGATTGCACCGAAGCCGTCCGGGTTTCACTCCCGTACAGCTCGGCGTATTTTTCCTTCAGTTCATTCAAGTCCATCTGGCCCAGCAACGCCAGCTGGCGCGTCACAATCTTGATATCCGGCATCACCACCTCCTGTAAGTAATTGGTTTGTCGTTGCATTACCTAAGCGTGCGCCGGCCGGTATAGCCAGAGGAGTTTCGAACTTTCTCTGCAGGGCGGCCGCGACGACGCACACTGCCTCCCACACATTCTCTGGAACGGTTTTCGGTTTTTCCATAGCGCCTCCTTGTCGATGTAACCTCATCCATTCCTATCTCTACGCAAAAAAGAATAAAAAACGTGGACGGAAACATATTTTTTATGATTTTCGTTTGACTTTTATGAGCAGTGTAAGTATATTAGGGTACAAAAATAAAAACGATGAATTTGGGAGAAACGGAGTCACCATGGGCGGCGGCAGTAAAATATTCGGCGATTATATCAAAAACCTGCGGAACGAAAAAAAGGAACGCGACGATTCCTTTTCGGTTCGCGGCCTCGCCGAGAAAATCGGCCTCAGCGCGACCTATCTGAGCAAGATCGAACGCGGAGAGCTTCCGGCCTCGGACGAGACGGTCTACAAGCTCGCCAAGGCCCTCGATGTCACCGCCGACGAGCTTTTCGCCCAGGCGGGCAAGATCGAGCCGCGGCTTGAAAAGCAGATCGCCGCCCATGAGGCGCCAGTCAAAATGGCCGCGTTTCTGCGTACCGCCAGCGGCCTTTCACGGGAACGCCTTGACATGTACCAGCGGATGATCGACGCCGGCGAGGGGAAGGCGCCAAAGGACGGGAGGGGGGAAGACGATGCCGACAAGATATGACGAGCGGCACCGGATGCCCAACAAACTCATCGAGGAATACGCGGACGGAATGATTGCGCAATTCCGGCGGAAGTATCCGGACAAGCCAATTACGGTTCCAGTTCCGGTCGTGAAAATGATGGACTGCCTCTGGGACTTCTATGTCGAAACGGAGGATTTGCAGAAGGAATACGGACAGGGAACGCACGGTGCGCTTTATATTTTTGACGGAGAGCGCAAGGTCGCCATTGACAAATCCCTCGACCCGGAAGCGTTCCCGCAGATGCTCGGGCGCTACAATTACAGCGTCGGGCACGAAGCCGGCCACTGGGTCATTCACGCTCCCGATATGCTTGCGGACGAAGCGGCTCCGCTTCTCCTTGGAGAGCGGGGCGCGCCGACCATTCTCTGCCGTTCCTCCAACCGGGACGAGCGGGAACGGCAGGCCGACCGCTTCGCCGGATATCTGCTGATGCCCCGCGACCTCGTGCGCGAGGCATGGTATGCGGAATACGGAGAAAACTCCAAGGCGGTCAATGTGTTCGAAGAACTCCGGGAACAGCGCGAGCGGTTTCATCTGCCGCCCGACAGCAAAAAGGTGTTCTGCCGGATCGCGCGCGATTTCGCGTCCGTCTTCGCCGTGTCTTCCGAAGCCATGCAGATCCGCCTTTCCGAACTCGGCTTCATCAGGCTGGAGGAGGACAATCAGATGGAATTGTTTTAA